TGAATGAAAATATTACAACTTCCAATATTCAAGGATTTGCTCCTGCAGATTACCAAACAGCTTTTGCTTTATTAGCGAATAGAGATGAATATCAATTTAATGTATTATTGGCTCCTGGTTTGGGAATTAATAGTAATATGATCGCTTGTGTTGAAGGAAGAGGAGATGCAATTGCAATTACTGATGCTACAATTTATGGTAAAGCAATTACAGATGCAGTAGCTGCAGCAGGTGGTTCTTCAAGCAATTATGCAGCAACATATTTTCCTTGGGTTCAATTATATAACTCAAACTTAGGTAAAGCAGTATGGTGTCCTCCATCAACAGTAATCGGTGGTGTGTTAGCATTCAACGACCAAGTAGGTGCTGAATGGTTCGCTCCAGCAGGTTTAAACAGAGGTGGAATACCTTCAGTAATTAGAGCAGAACGCAGATTACAACAATCAGATAGAGATACATTATATAATGGAAACGTTAACCCATTAGCTACATTCCCAGGAACTGGAGTATGTGTTTGGGGTCAGAAAACATTACAACGTAAACCAACAGCTCTTGATAGAGTAAACGTTCGCCGTTTATTAATTGCTTTAAAAGATTTCATTGGTGGTGTTTCTCGTACATTAGTATTCGAACAAAATACAACAGTAACAAGAAATAGATTTTTATCTCAAGTTAATCCATACTTAGAAAGTGTAGTACAACGTCAAGGTTTATATGCTTATAAAGTAGTAATGGACGATACAAACAACACACCAGATGTTGTAGATAGAAACCAATTAGTAGGTCAAATTTATATTCAACCAACTAAAACTGCTGAATTTATTATCTTGAACTTTAACATATTACCAACTGGCGCTACATTCCCTGCATAAGGGATTGTAGTTCCTAATATTTATTAATAGCAATAAAATAACAATATAAAATGGCAGTATTAAACCCAAATGAAATCATGTTCACAGCATTCGAACCAAAAGTTCAGAATCGCTTTATCATGTACATAGACGGTATTCCAGCATACTTAATTAAGAAAGCCAGTGCTCCTGGTTTTGACGCTGGAGAAATCATATTAGACCATATCAACGTTTACCGTAAAGTTAAAGGTAAAGTAAAATGGAATGATATGAACTTAGAATTATATGATCCGGTTACACCGAGTGGTGCTCAATCAGTAATGGAATGGGCTCGTTTAGCTCACGAGTCAGTAACAGGCCGAGATGGCTATTCCGACTTTTACAAGAAAGACATCACTTTAAATATATTAGGACCTGTTGGTGACGTAGTAGGTGAATGGATAGTAAAAGGTGCTTATGTTAAAACAGCAACATTCGGCGATTACGATTGGGCTAGTGAATCTTATATTTCATTAGCTGTTACAATTGCTATGGATTATTGCGTATTGAATTTCTAATTCAAATCCTCCATATTTGAAAAGAAGCGTTCGTCCTTTTTCACTACACCAACACACAACCATTAACCGTTTTAGAAAACCAGATTAAATCAAATAAAACAACACAAATATGGCAGAACTAAAGTTACCGACAGAAGAGGTTTCATTACCATCAAAAGGATTATTATATCCTAAAGACTCCCCTCTTTCAGCAGGGAAAATTTCCATGAAATATATGACAGCACGTGAAGAAGATATTCTTACCAATAGCAACTTCATTCGTCAAGGTACAGTTATTGATAAACTACTGCAATCATTAATTGTAACACCAATCAATTATGATGAATTGTTAATTGGTGATAAAAATGCTATTCTAATTGCAGCACGTGTCCTTGGATATGGTCAAGAATATTCATTTAAATACAATAATGAACGCGGGCAAGAATTAGAAGCAACTGTTGATTTATCTAAATTAGAAGAGAAAAAAATTGATGAATCATTATTTAAAGCAGGTACAAATAGCTTCACATTTGCTCTACCTAAATCAGGTAATACAGTAACGTTTAAATTACTCACACACGGAGACGAAAAGAAAATTGATGCTGAAATTAAAGGATTAAAGAAAATTAATCCAAATGGCTCATACGATATTACTACCCGCTTCAAACACATGATAACATCAGTAAATGGAGACAGTGAACAAAAATCAATTCGTGATTTTGTAGATAATTATTTATTAGCTCCAGACGCTAGAGCATTACGTGAATATTATACTAAAGTACAACCAGATATTGAAATGAAATTCATCCCAGAAGATGATAGTTATACAGGGGAGGGTATAGCGATTCCAATTTCGCTTAACTTTTTTTGGCCTGACGCCGGAGTATAGACCTATTCTATTCAAACAAATTCATGAGATAGTATTTCATGGGAATGGTGGTTATGATTGGGATACTGTTTATAATATGCCTTTGTGGTTACGTAGAACTACGTTTAATTTAATGAAGGAACATTATGATAAACAGAATGAAGAAAATGAAAAACAACAAAGTATGTTAAAAAACAAAAAAGATACAAGCGTATCTCGTCCTAACATATCACCTCCAACTTATACAACGAAAGCACCTAAAAAATAGGTGCTTTTAATATTTATGTGATGTAATACTACAATATAAATGGCAACAGATCCTAAAATAATAAAACTATTATCTGAAGACTTAGAAAATCTCAATAATATTATTGATGATATTGCTGTATCTATTAAGGGTAAATTAAATGCTAGTTTAACTGATACTAAAGAAGAACTTGAAGATATAACAAAATCTTTTAAGGAAGGAAAAGATATTACTAAGGAGCTTGAATCTAATTTAAAAAAGATAAATAAAGAAAGTGTTAAATTAGCTCTTGATAAAAAATCAATTCAAGCTCAATTAAATGATCTTGTAGATGATTATAATAAAAAAAGTATAAGTCAACAAAAAATAGGTGAAAATAAATTTAAAAAACAACAAGAATCTCTTAATCAACAACTTAAACAAATTAGTGCTCAATTAGAATTAAATGCTGCTCAAGGAGCATATTTAACTCTTTTAAAAGAAGAAAATGATAAGAGACATGAAACTAATAGAGTATTAGAAAAAACTCAAAAAATATACAAAGGTTTAGCAGCATTACCTATAGTAGCTCTGTTTAAATCTATATTAGGTTTTGCTTTAAAAGCAGACGAACAAACTACAGAATTAGCTAAATCTTTAGGAATAAGTAAAGATCAAGCTAGAGGATTATATCAAAATTTTTCTGATTATGCCGCTTCTGCAAATGATTCTTTTGTTACAACTACTAAATTATTAGAAGCCCAATCCCAATTATCAGAACAATTAGGCATTAGTGTTAAATATAGTGGAAAACAAGCAGAAGATTTTTCTCGCTTAACTAAACTAATGGGATTATCAGCAGAACAAGCTGGTAAATTAGCTAAACTATCTATAGTAAATGGAACTTCAATAGAGGCTACAACAAAATCTATTATTAGAGGATCAGCGGCTTCTCAACGTTCTAATAGAATAGCTATTGATCAAAGAACAATATTAAAAGATGTAGCTAATTTAAGTGAAGGAATATTAATTAAATTTCAAGGCAACCCAGAAGCATTGGGTGCTGCTGTAGTACAAGCTAAAAAATTAGGTTTAACTTTAGATCAAGTTGATAAAGTTGGTGAGTCATTATTAAATTGGGAATCATCAATTGAAAATGAATTAAAAGCTGAATTAATAACAGGTAAACAAATTAATTTAGAAAAAGCACGCTATGCTGCTTTAACAGGAGATCAAGCAACATTAATGGCCGAATTATCTAATCAGGTAGGTACATTAAATGATTATCAAAACATGAATGTCATTGCTCAAAAATCACTAGCTGAAGCTTTTGGTATGAGTAGAGATGAAATGAGTAAAATGTTGCTTGATCAAGAAAAAGCAAATAAATTAGGAGATGCTTCCAAACTAACCCTTGATGCTCAATTAGAAGCATTAAAAGCACAAGGAGAACCTTTAGATAGCGCATTATATAAACAAATACAACAACAATCAATCCAAGAAAAATTCAATAATGCTGTTGAAAAAATGCAGGATTTGATAGGTAACTTAGTAGCAGGACCTTTAGGACAACTTATTGATGGTTTTGCTGATTTAGCTAAACATAGTGGGGTAATAGTATCTGCTATGATAACGTTAGCTTCTATATCTTTAACCAAAACATTAATGGGGTTAGCAACAATGGCCACAGAATTAGAATTAGCAGCAGCCGGCGCTATAGCTACAGCATCTGCCGTTACTTTAGGTATAGGTATAGCAGCAGTGATAGCTGGTATAATTGCAGCTACAGGAGCTTTCGATAGTGCTAAACCACAAGAAGTTAAAGACGGCATAGCACCCTCCGATAAAGGTCCATTTACTATCACAGATGCATATGGGGCAACAGCAATAACATCAAAAGGTGATGGCTTAGCAGTTTCACCTAATATTAACAAAGGAGGAGGAGGATCAACTGATTTTTCACCAATGATAGCAGCAATAAATGAAGTACGTAATGCTGTTAATGAATTAAAAAATAGACCAGCAATTGCTTATATTAATGGTGAAGATGCCTTTGCTCGTAATTTAGGAACAGTTAATGCATTGGGTACATCCCAAACTCAAAATTCATATAAACTAGCTTAATCTATTAATATTTATTGACAACAAAACATTACAATTATGGCATCAGTATTAGATCAATTACCAAACAGTAACCTAAGTTTACAAGGTAATGGTTTTAACCCACAAAACAATCAACCAGCTTGGGGATATCAATCACCATTAGGAACATTAGATCCTGCATTA